ATATTATTTTCTTCCATAGTAATTTCTGCATTTGGATTTATTGCTAATATACTATCTATTATTGTGATTTTTCTTGTCATAAATTACTCCTTAAACTTTTAATTCTAAAATTGTAAAATGTGATTTGTGTCCTTGATTAAGAACTGATGCATCATAATCAAAGTTTGAATTTCCCCAACCAGTAGAAACACTAGTGCCACCTTCATTTCTTATTTGAAATTTATATTTTACTTCTGAAGTTGTGTTGGGACTTCTCAACATCATAGGTGCATAAGTGTTTGCGTGAATTGTTCCACTTTGTCCATAGTCATATCCACCAAACTCATAGTTTCTATGAATTATAGAATAACTACCACTACCAATTTTTTCGTGCATTTGAATTGCACCTCTTGCATCTCCACTACTAGAATTTACATTTCTAAATGGTATTGATGGTAATAATAAAAGTTTATTTGATGCAGAACTTGGTGTGTACGCAATTTCCCAAGTTGTTCCAGACGAACTTTCAACATCTACATAAGATGATGAAGTTGAGTTCATTTGATAAGTATTTACATTTGTTGCTGATGCAACTAACCCACCACCTGCTTCTGCCCATACTGGATTAGCACCTGTACCTTGTGTTTTTAAAAATTCCCCAGAATTACCTGCACCAAGTCTAGCAAGACCAGACGCATTTCTATAAACAATATCGCCTTGTGTAGTTAATGTTGTTGTTAAATCTGTTCCATCAGTACCATTAGTACCTGCTTGTGACATTTGTTCAAAGTAAGTCGCATTGGTTGGAAGGTTACCTGTAGAATTACTTATGCAAATATATGACGAACCATTGTAAGATACAACGTCATCTATTGTATAAGCTGTTAGAGCATTATAAGTTCCCTTCCACTTGAACTTAATCGCCCCAAGATTTACTGTAGCCATATTTTTTTCTCCTTATTAGATTGTAGCTATTAGTTCGCCATTTGAGATTGAGAAGGTAAACCCACTCGCACTAAATAAAACATCATCAAAGTTGGCGTAGTCTGTTGATGAAATATTGTCTTGACCTTGATTAGTCGTAGTGACAATCAAGTTTCCATTACTGTCTTTGTTAAAACCATACACTTCTGCTGAAGAAGCATTTGCAAATTCTAAAGCTGTTCCACCACTATTAACAACAAGTGCTTGACCTGCTGAACCTAATACAGGAACATCATTTGCATCAGTAATACTGAAGTTAGATAAACTGAATGTACCATAGGCAATCACCTCTAAAATATCGTTGAGACTAGCCCCAGAATTTAGGACTATCGAATTTCCTGTAGTAGCTGTGAAGTCAGAACCATTTACAAGTTTAACTCCATTCAAATAAATATCTGTAAACCCACTATCGTAGGCTAAAGTATTTCCATTATCGTCTGCACCAGTAAATGTAGTTTGTGATGCTGTTGCTGTGTACTTAAATCTGTTTGCTGTTCCATTAACTGCTGAACCTGCGTTTATCCAACCACCACTTGAGTAGACCTTCATGGTATCTGACGCTGTATCGAAATATAAATCCCCTAAATCTAAAGCCGAACCATCTGGGTCTTGTGTTGGTGCAGTTGCACTAGCACCTAAATATGTATTTGCGAAACTGTTTACTGAATTAATATTTGTAGCAACTGTATTAATAGAAGCTACTGTGCCTGACGCACCTAAAGCGGTAATCTCTGTATTTAATCCTGCAACAGTATTGATGTTAGCTGAATTATTATTAACAGCAGTTACATCACCTGCAATATTATTTACTCCAGTAATATCTGTTCTGATATTATTTAGGTTTGTAATTTCTGTTCCTAATGCACCTAATGTTCCAATTTGTGTAGCAACAGCACCTACTGCCGAAATATTATTTGTAGGTGAAATTTGACCTGCAACTAAATTTACATTGGTAGCATTGGTATCAACATTAGTAACATTGGTTCTAATATTATAGACACCTTGAATTTCTGTATTAAGACCTGCAAGTGTACTGATTGCATTAGTTGCAACTGTTCCATCTTGTAAGTCAGCTAGAGTTTGAATATCTGTGTTAACATTTGCTACATTAGTGACATCAGCACTAATACCACCAACAATATTTACATTAGCTATATTGTTAGAAACAGTATCTATTTCTGAAGTAGCTTCGTTTAAATCGTTAGCCGCAGTTTCTATTTCTGAGATAGCTTCGTTTAAATCATTAGCTACTGTTATTACATCATTAATATTGGTTGCCACGGTAGTAACTGAAGGCATATTAAGAGCTACTAAGTCAATGTCAGCTTCGTTGTTTGCTACGGAAGTTACATTAGCACTTATATTTGCTACCGTAGTTACATCACTACTAATACCTGCAACCGTAGTTATGTTTGGTAAATTTGTAGAAATAAATCCTTTTGTAACTGCATCACTATCATTAACAGGACTTGCAAGATTTGTAATTCTTTTATTATCAGCGTCCCATTGGTCAGTAGATGTACTTAAAGAGATTGTGTTCTCAGTAATATCAATTGCCTCTTGGGCCATATAGAAACTTTGGTTTCCATCTTGGTCAAGAGTAGCTTCAGTTAATGTAGATCCATCTTGGTAATCTACTAATCTAGAAGTTTGACTTGTACTTCTAGTAAATTTAATTACTGCACTAGCTGATGGTGCAGTTGTAAAAGTAATAGTTGATGAAGTTGTAAAACTATAATCTGTATTTAAAGTTTTAGTTACTCCATCTAAAGTGACTACAACATGAGCTTCTTCTATGTAAGGAAAAGTAACACTATAGTTTACTGTACTCCCGTCACCTGTGTATGTATCTATCGCAAATGCCATATTTTAATATAAACTCCTCGCTCCTTTATCTGGTAATCCAGAATTATCTCTTAAAAAGTTAAGTAATTGATTTATTCCATATAAGTTTTGATATGGAAGTATTCTCATTATTCTATTTAAATCTTGTTTACTAAAGTCATAATCAGAATTGAATAATGATTTTATAACTGAACCACCAATACCTAAAACTTTTTCTCCTAAGTCATAAGTTGGGTTTCCAGTTATCAAATTCATTTCTTGACCAGATGATCTAGTATTAAATCTGTATTCGGGTGCTATTTGGCCCATTACTAAATCCATAAATGGAGGCATCACTGAAGACCACCCAGCTCTTTGAAATGATGCTAAAGCAACTTTAGTATAATCACCTTTGTCACCTAATTTCTTTTTTAGATAAGCTTTCTTTTCACTCGCACTCATACCTATTGTATTGAAGTGTGCTTGAGCTACATAAGCTGATCCTCCAACTAAACTTGTATACATAAACATAGAGAATGTTTGAAAATCACCCATAGCTACGTTATGTAAAAACTGTTTGTTCCAAGCAGTCATTATAAACTGTCTAAACTGAGACATAGATTTTCCGTATGCGTTATCAGAAAAGAATCTACTTGTGTCTCCAATCATATTGTATTGGACTGCTCTTTTAGTATATCTATTAACTGCAATACCAAACTTCTTAACTAAATTTTGATCTTTAAAATTAACAAAATCAAAAGATAAAACTCTACGACCTAAAGCTGTCTTTTGTGTTACAACATTAGGACTATTAAATTCTTTTGCTAATGCTACTAAATCTTTATCAGTAAGACCTAATACTCTGTATCTATTTAATCTTCCTTTTGATATTTCATCTATTAAAGAACCTTTTTTAGAAACATCAATTAAATCTTCAGCTAGTCTATGGACAAATAATCTCATAGCTATTTTTCTTTGGTTGCTGTCAATACCAATTAAACCAGATAAATAACCTGTACCTTTTTCAAAAGCATTTTGTGCAGGTTTACTTATTAAACTTCTTTTAGATTGATCTAGTTGAGATACACCTCTATCTAAAACATCATATGCTTGATATTGTCTATAAAGATAATCGTCACCATTTGAAGAACCAATAACTGCCATGTCTTTGTAAAACGTATCATTCATTTTACCGTCTTGGGCATCACTTAATATTCTTCTAAAGAAAGGTACTTCATTTAATAAAGTTCTAAATCCTTGTTGAGAAACAGCTACACCATATTCAGGTAACTGTGCAATACCAACTTGGTTCAAAACTCTAACAAAGTTAAATCTTCTTAAATCTCTTAACCACTTGTTCATTCCAACAGTAGGATCTCCTGTTTCAGTAGATCTTCCCATTAGATTATTAAAGAAACTTTCAATGGTGTCTTTTTCTTCTTTAGCTATAAATTGACCACCAGCTTTTCTTTCAGTAATTGTTTTTAATTCTTTAAAATCTTTAACAGCATCAGGATCTCTGTAGACATCATCAATGTCATTAAATAATTCATTTTTATATTTTAACCAAGCATTTCTACTTTTAATACCTAATCTATCAGATAATGAATACCAACCTGCCATTTCATTAGTGTATGAATGCCAAAGTAAGTCTACATCATTTTCAAATATTTCATCTAATCTAACTCTTTGTCCTTTGATTACAGATTCAAAGTTTTCATCTAATCTTATTCTTTCTTTAAATCTACCAGAAGTTAAAACACTAATTTGATTTTTAAGTCCTTCAAATAAAGTGTTTCTCTGTTCTTTAGTTAAATTAGAAAATACATCATCAATGTATTCTCTTAACATTTCTGGGTCTTTAATTCTGATCAATTGTTCAATATCAAAACCACCCATACGACTATTATATTTAGCCGCTTTAACAATAGTTCTTGCGAGAGCTCTTGCTTTAGTAATTTCTTTTTTAATATCTTTATCAGTTCTTTTAACAGCAGGATTGTCTAATCTGTTTAAAAGAGGTTGTTGTTTTGTAATAGCTTGAGTAATTAATTCTTCTATACCATCTTCACCAATTCTTCTTTCTAAAGCCGCAAAACTTTCGTAACTAATTTTTCTAGGTACATAAAATCTTCCTGTGTTGCCTGCTAAATCTTCAGCACCTTCAACACCAGATTCTTTTAACAACTTAGCCCATAGTTCAAAACCATCAGCATAAGCGTTTGCCGCTTTTATTAAGTTTGGATCTTTTAGTAATACTTCTTCTTGTGCACTAAGTTTTAATCTTTTTTCTTTTTTACTAAGAGCTATAATTACTCTTTTAGTATCGTGCATAAATCTTGTTTTGTGACCAAACTGAAAGAAACCTCTGACACCACCAAAGCCTCTATCTTTTAAATAACCTTTCATAGCATCACCTACGTTTGAATAAACTGTACTGTGAGCTCTCATGACAACTTGATCTCTAGTCATTTCAACTGTGCTGTCTTGTGTTGCCGCTTGGCCTGTCTTTTTATCTTTATAACCAACAGGATCTTCCATAGATTTAAAGTTAAACAGTTTTACTTTTTTAGATAAAGAAGTACCTAGTGTACCTGATCTAGTCATACTAAAACCAAAGAAAGGAATGTTTCTTAGTTTAGGAAAGAATAATTCAACGTTATCAATTAACGCTGTATCATTTAAATCTTTTTCAAATTTCTTATTACCTTTAGAATGCTTAACATTTTTAAATTTTGTTTTATTAGCTTTATCTGTAACTTTTAAACCATTCTCAACTAAGTCTTGTTTTTCTGTGGCTCTAGCTACATTTTTAAGAGATTTAGCTGTAAGGGCGGATATTCCCCCTCCAAGAGTACCACCTAAAGCTGATGCAATTAGTACATCATTTAGGCCCATTGTTGGGTTATTAGCCGCTATTGGAGAATATAAAGCACCTTCCATAGTACCATAAGCTAAACCTTTTCTAATGAAGTTTTGTCTTCTTGTTAGACCCGTAAAAAATTGACCAGCTTTCATTACTTTACTTAAAGCTCCATAACCCGTTAAGTTAACAGGATCTAAAATAAAAGTACCAAACTGTAGAGCTATACCTTTCCAACCTAAAGAAGCTAACAGTTCAGCATTCTTTTGGTGTTTTGCCGCTTTTTCTCCTAGATATTTTAAATGTTCACTATTCAATGCACCAATTAAAGTATCTGCAAATTCTGGGTTTAAATTATATTCTTTAATAACAGCATCAAATTCTTCTTTGTTATTCTTCATACTAAAACCATCTTCTTGAATAAAAGTTGGTGATGAAAATAATTCTATAGCATTAGAGAATACAGTATTTTCTTCAAGTGTAGCTTTTAGAATATTAGGAATTGTTCTTCCTTCTTCTATATACTTTTGTAATTCACTATAATTATAAGCTTGATCTAAAAACAAACCACGACTTACGTCAGGTAATTCTGACCATAAGTATTTTTGTTTAGTAATATCTATAGGTGTAAACTTTCTTTTTTCTTCAGCTTCATGAGCTGTGTTTTCCATAACAGTACCATCAGGCATTTGATGGGTACCTTCTTTATCTAAAGGAATTTTTTTTTCTGATTCTAATAAATCTGCCTCTTTATTTCTTCTAGTTGAAAACTGATCTCCAAAGTTTCTTAAATTATTTAAGACAGCATTCCAATCACCACTTGCCGCTTGTTTAATAAAATTCATATCAGAACCATCTTTTCTTTTAAATCCAGTTCCGTGTTGAAATCCTACAGAAGTTAAAACTGTTTGTTGTGCTGGAGTAAGTTCTTCAAATGGTTTTACAGGATTGTGAGAGTTATAAGTTTTTATAACTTGATCAGAATACCAATTATGACTAGCTTGATCTATTTCTTTGACCTGTTCATCATTTAGTTCAAAACCTTTAGATGCTTCTTCTGCATCTGCACCAGACATTCCAAAGAATTGAGATAAGATATTTGTAGTATCTTCAGAAATACCCATTTCAGAAAGCATATTTACATCTTTCTCTTTTAGATCAAAACCTGTTGCTACTGTAACACCTGAGTTTTCACTAGGTACATAAGCTTTCTTAACACCTTTACCTTCTAATTCTGAGATAAAGTTCCAATTAATATTTTTAGTCATTATGGGTACATCGCCTCTGTTTCTCTTAACATTTTCTGAGTTCTTTCATCTTTAAGTCTTTTAGCCTCGTCTTTTTCTAATCTTTCTTTATCTAACTTAGCTGTTAACTCAGCTTGTTTCTTAGTAACTCTTTCTTTAACAACACTAATAGGTATTTCTAACCAAACTGTTTGGCCATTTTTGTATTCAATAGTAGCAGGAATATCTAAAGAAGTTCCGTCTTGTTCTTTAAAATAAATAGTGTCTCGTGTATCATCTACAATTATTTCGTATTCATTAAGATCAATACCCTGATTACTATTTGGTGCATTGGTAAATGGGTCTATGTTAGTTTCATCATAAAAGAAACCAACTAAATCTGTTTCTTGAATTATATTCTTTTCTACATTTAGTTTTTCTTTTAATATTTCAATAGCATTTGATTTAAAAGCATCATAGTTATCTGGCGTAACGCCAATTTGATTCATTTTATAATTACTTACATATCTATCGTTAACTAATGTGTAATGTTTATTTATAAAATCTTTAGCTTGACCTATATAATTATCATTTAAATCTGTATTGATATTTTTAAAATATTGAGCAGTCATATACACTAACTCTTGGTTTGGTGCATAAGCCATGTTTCCAGAAAAGGCTTGTAATTGTTTTTTGTCTTCTGAAGTTAATTCATTGATTTCTTTTGTTAGTGTATTCATAGATCCCATTTCTCTAATTACATCTCTAGGATCTTGACCTGCTTTTATTTTAATATCTGCTACATAAAATAAATATTTATTCTTATCATTTTCTTTAAAATAAATACCTGCAACACCAGCTTTATCTATTGCAGAATAAACTTCTAAAGCTAATTTGTTATCTTCAGTATATTGACCTGTTACTGGTTTAGAAAATAAATCTTCTATTTGTTTTACGGGTTCATTCTTTTGTAAACCACTTGTTAATGTAACTGTTGTTGCTAAGAAAGCATCAGCATTTGATAAACCTTGAGATTTTTTAATTCTGTATTCTTTATCAAAGATATTTTCACCTAATTCCGTTCTTTCTGTTTTAGAAAGATTTGCAACATTACCATTAAACCAATTAGCTGTATTAACGTTTAAAGTTATAGAATCTTTTAAAGTATCAATAAGCTTAGTAACTCTATCTTGATACTTTGGATTATTAATTATAGCAGGAGCTCCGTCAGGTCTATTAGTAGTTAATAACTCTATGTATTCAGTTGAAAACCTACCATCTAAACTAGCGTGTAATTCAGCTTCATTAATAACAATATCATCATAATCAGCTAAAGATAATGCGGGATTTCTATTTTCTTTTAATTTGTAAAACATATCTTTAAATGTTTTAGACATATTTTCTTGAAAAAATGTAGCTTTCTTTTCTTGGTAATCTTTACCTAAAGTCATAGGTGGGTTAGCTTCATAAAAAGCTATTTCTAATTGTTCTTCAACTTTAGTAGGTAAGTTTTGTATAGATAAAGAAGTATTTCCTATTACTTTGTATTGTAAATCTTCTTGTTGTTTTTCAAACTCTTTTACATTCAACCATTTTCTTAATTCAGTAGTACCTTGATTGTAAGCTGAGTTAAAAAACTCATCACCTTGTTTATCAGCTAAATAACCTTGACTAAATTCATTATAATGATCTTGCCAATTATAATTAGGCTCATTTCTCTTTGTCCAATAATCATTTTTAAAGTCTTGGACAAAATTATCTACTGAGTTATTTGCATATTGTTTGTAGGCCCCATACCTAGCCCAACCATTAAATATATCAGGAAAACCATCTTTATGAGCTTTACGAGCTTCATCTAAAGTCATTCCATTAATTTTAGCTTGACCTTCTTCAAAAGACTTTTCGTTCTCTTGTTTTAATTTATTATCAGCTAATTGTTTTATAGTAGGATTAATTTGTGCAAGTGTATCAGCAAGAGCTTCAAATTTACCTTTACCTACAATTCTTTCTTCGGCTACATTCATTATAGGATTAGGTGTAGGTGCGTTTTGTAAACTTACATTAATACCTAAATCTGTATTGATCTTAGCCATTATGTACTTCCATCTGGGTTAAAATTAATTGAGTTATTTACATCAGGTGTTTTAGGTGCCTGATTAGACATATACATACCCGCTATATCAACAGTAGTTGAAATTGCATAAGTCATAAAACTAGGTTTGTATGCTCTAGGTAAACTTAAAATTTGATTAGTGTATCTTCTATTATAAGC